GGAATATAAACGCAAACGATACGCTGCCAATCCCGAGAAGGTGCGGGAATATAACCGCAAGTGGTGCGAGATATTGTCTGACGGTTATTTAAGGTATAAACTAAAACAACTCAACCTCCCAGTAACCCCAGAAACAATCGAATACAAACGTATTCAACTAAAGCTATACCGAGAAATCAAAAAACAACAAAACGATGAAAGAGATTAAGAACATCCGGGAATTGACGGCCGATTTGGGCCGCGTGTATGCAGAGCTTCGAGCACGAGAGATCGAGACCAAAGAGGCATCGGAGATTGCCAACATTGCGGGTAAGATCATCAATGGTGCAAAGGCTGAGATGATGTACCGAATCGCCCGTAAGGAGAAGCCGTCGATACCTTTTTTCGATGCCGATGGCAAATAATTTTGCAGATTCGAAATGAAGTTGTATATTTGCAATTGCAGACCGATGCTATTAGCATCAACAAAGTACATAGTTAACGCTATATAAAGCGTTGTCCCTTGTCCACTTTCAGCTTGCTGATAGTGTCGGTCTGCAAACCTGACTGGGGCAACGCCTTTTTTATTGCCCTTTACATATTAACTAAACTTTTAACAGACAATGCAGACCGATGTTAAAAGTGGTACCCGGGTAAATAACACCCAGACCACACCGCGCGCAAAGAAAAGCCGCACCGTATTCTATCGTTGCCACCTCAAGGCAACACGACCTATGTTCTCTTCGGACAAAGTCGATTACACTGATGTTATCCGCGCTGCCTGCGAGGAACACGCCCTTGGCTGTTTCCTGGCTCGGTTCCGCATTATGTATCCGGCCTATACCGTCGTTGTCGGCAGCATACTCGTAAGCCGGGTGTTTCCTCCCAAAGTCAAACCTTAAACCGCTGAATTATGGCAAGTCTTGTAACCTTGCTGCTGTGGATGTTACCCATAGCCGCAGCCTTCGGCGTCGTCTACTCTGACAAGCGTATATACGATACCGTAGACGCTATTCTCACTCGTGTCTTTGAAAAATTCGATTAGCCATGAACACGCAATACCAAACAGCGACAACATCCCCGGCCCTTCCGACATCGGAGGAGCTGGTGGACATCCCGAGCGAGTATATTACGGGTGAACGCGGCGAATGGTCGAGAATCCGATCCCGGCTGACGGATGTAGACTTTAAGTTGATCTTCCAAGCCATCCGGGAAGCTATCCACAAAGATGTCCGCCGCGATCAGGACGGTCAGATATACACCATCGCCTACAAAATATACGACATCCGAGCGGCACACCATTACGAACCGATCACCGAAATGCGCTACGACGTGTATTTCGGATGTTACGAGGAGGTTCAGGTCGGATGCCGGGACAGCATCGAGATCGTAAATGTCACCGACATCGACGGCCGGATATGGCCGGGCCACTTGGCCAGTTTGAGAAATTACGCAAAACGAAACAATTTATAATATCATGAAAACACGTATTGAAGTCAGAAGCCGTGCTACTGGCAAGCTGATCACCAGCCATGAGGAGAACCGCCGCATGACGGCCAAAGAGATCGAGAAGGCCAAACGGGATTGCATGCGCAATCTTGATCCGGCCAAAGTTACATCACCGGAAGTAACCTATATCGAAGACTAAGCCATGAAAGAGTTAATCGCCATCCAATCGGAATTGAAAGTCCCCAAAGGGCAGTATAACAGCTTCGGAAAATACAAATATCGAAGCTGCGAGGATATTCTCGAAGCGGTCAAACCGATACTCAAGGCGCACGAATGCGTCCTGAACCTGTGCGACGACATCGTCGCCGTCGGGGACCGCTACTACGTGAAGGCCACGGTGCGCATCACGAACGCCGCCGGAGAGGTCGATACGGCAACGGCCTTTGCCCGCGAGGACCTCGACAAGAAGGGTATGGACGGGGCGCAGATAACGGGTACAGCATCCAGTTATGCCCGCAAATATGCCCTTAACGGATTGTTCTGCATCGACGATACGAAAGATGCGGACACGGACGAGCGGCACACGGAGAACGCCAACCGGGCGGCGGCACAAAGTACCAAAACAGCACAACCGTCCACGGTCCCGGCAACTGCTCCGGCCCGCAAGCGCATCACTATGGAACACCTGGACAACCCCATTGCCTGCGATCAGCTGATAAAATGGATGTATGGATTTCTCACTACGGCCAACTATGCCGCGGATTTCGACGCTGGAGCGCGATTACTGAAATCATACGATGCCGATGCGGAAGTCGTCGATCGCTTCTCGGCGCTCTTTGAATCATACCGTCAGGCTCGGAAAAATGCGAAGTGATATGGAGGCACAGGCAACATTGATTCGGGAAACGGCGTCTGCCTCCGAGCTGGCCGCCCGGGCTATCTCCTCGGTTGTAAACGGGGAGGTAGACCCGATCACGGCCCATATCAACATCAGCCGTATGGAAAAGGCCATAGCCCTCTACAAGGATAACGTTGATGTGCGAGACATCACGCTGCAGGAGTTATCTAAATACGGCAAGAAACAGACGTTCGGCGACTGTGTGCTGGAAGAGTGCGAATCCGGCGTCAAATACGATTATTCGATGTGCGGCGATAGCAAGCTGGCGGATATGTACGCCACGCTGGAAGCCCTGAAAGCCGACATCAAAGAACGGGAAACGATGTTGAAGCACATACCGTCATCTGGGGTTGCGGACCCCGATACTGGCGTGGTGATGTTCCCGCCGGCTCGGAGCAGCAAAACAGTAATTAAGACAACTTTCAAAAAACAATAGGAATAATGGCAGAACTTATCAATGTGTCGTTGTGTGTCAGCGACATTCCCAGGGACAAGATTTTCGTTGCTGAAAACGGCAAGAAGTACATTTCTATTTGTGTTTCGGAACTCCGCGAGGCTGATCAGTACGAGAACACGCACTGTGTGTTCATGCGTCAGTCCAAGGAGGAGCGCGAGCGCAAGGACAAACGAGTGTATGTAGGCCGGGGTAAGTCAGTGGTATTTCGCCCGGCGGAGCCGACGCCCGATCAAGTTGCGGATTTGCCGGTCGCCGAGAACGTGGATGACCTCCCTTTCTGATGTAGTGCCGTATGGTTTACGATCTGAACACCGACATCGACCGGGAGCGCTTCAAGCGACGTGCAAACGCCCTTATGGCGCGACGGGCCGTTGTCGAGTGTTCGGAGCGTAAGCCCAGGCGGTCATCGCCCCAAAACAGATATTTGCACGCCTTACTCGGCGAATTCGCAATGCAGACAGGGTGCACACTGTCGTACGTGAAAACGGAGTATTTCAAGAGGTTTTGCAATCCAGAGTTGTTCGTGCGTGTCGAGTTCGACGAACTGATGCACAAAGAGATTGAAAGGCTCCGCTCGAGCCGGGACCTCGACACCGGAGAGATGACAACGGCAATAGAGCGTTTCCGCAACTGGGCGGCCGCGGAGGCCGGAATAGACCTGCCAGCGCCTGACGAGGCGGAGTGGATAGGCTTCATCGAAAGGGAGATGCAACACCAGCAAATATGGTTATGATATGGCAAGAATACGAACTATAAAGCCACAATTTTGGGATGACGCGAAAATAGGCCGAATCCCTCGTGACGCCCGTCTGCTATATATAGGTCTTTGGACCTTTGCGGACGATTTGGGTGTGGTGGTCGCCGATCCCGTTTGGCTAAAATCAAAAATATTTCCTTACGACAGAATACAGATCCAACAACTGGAGGCGTGGTTAGGGTTGCTCGAGAAGACCGGTTTTATTAGTCTTCTCTCCGTCAAATCGGAGAGTTTCTATTATCTTCCTACTTTCTCCCGTCACCAAATAATCAATCGACCTAATTTGGACGATGTAAACATCGATAAGAAGCTATTAGACAATATTTTAGCTAAATTCACTGATCAATCAGTGATCAATCATGGATCAATCAGTGATCAATCAGTGACTATAATAGGAGAGGAAAAGGATAGGGATAGGGATAGTAGTACCCCCTATAATCCCCCTAAGGGGGAAATCGGCTCTCCGGACTCTGACGATGAATCCGTAAAAAACAGACCAAAGAAAAAGAAAAGTTGCGGCAAAAGAAAAGAGGCTGATTTATCCTTCGTCGAACCTTCGTTCCAGCCAGTAATGGCGGAATGGCTTGCTTACAAGTCTGAACGCGGACAGACCTATCGGCAGCAGGGATTAAAGGCTTGTTATTCCAAATTGCGGGAACTTTCAAACGGGGATCCGGACATTGCCCGTAAGATCATCCGACAATCTATGGCAAATAACTGGGCGGGGTTATTCCCGCTGAAAACGACAAATGACTATGGACGAAGTGCAAAGAATCAACCCCCAGGCCCTGATGAGCTCGCTCGGGCCGTCGCCGAGGGAATCTCTCGCGCTCACACTCGCCAAGAGTGGGAGTGAGGAAGTATCCGTACTTGCAGGGCCTCCGGCATCGGCGGCACATATCGCCACGGTGGTGCATAAGCTGTCCGTATGTTTTCCGGATATGTCGAGCGAATTCTTCTCTATCCTTGCCGAGCGCATCGGGAAGACGGGAATGAGCGGGAAGCGGCTGGAATATGCCCTGAACAGGGTGCTGGACACGTTCACGTACAAACGGCTGACGATCGCCGACATCTTGGGCATCGATGTGAAATGTCGGATTCTGACGTATTCCGCGATGTGCAATGAGGTGGCCCGGAACGGCGGCAGCACGGACGATTATGCTCCGATACGCATTAGCGGGGCCGAGAAGCCCGGATGGGTGCTCAAAGGAGACAAGGCGCGGTATAATATCCCGGGCGAGTTATAATAATCACCATGACACGACACATCGAATCACACCTGCAACGAATGTGCGTCAGCTGGTTTCGACTCCAATACCCGGACATCGGGAAGCTCCTGTTCGCCGTACCGAACGGCGGCGCCCGGGGCCGCACGGAAGCCGCGATAATGAAAGCCGAGGGCGTAACGGCAGGCGTTACCGACCTTATCCTGCTGCTCGGACGTGGAGGCTTCAACGCCCTATGTATCGAAATGAAGACTCCCGACCGACGTTCCGTCCTATCGGACGCGCAAATCGAATGGCGTTCACTCGCAATCACGAACGGGAACAGACACGTCGTCTGCCGGACGATCGAGGAATTCCAGTCGGAAATACGTTGGTATTTAACCATGTGACACAACAACCATGAACAAAGAGATTAAAATATCGATCAAGAGCCGCTGGACAGGTTCTATCCTTTTCGAGTATTCGAGCGTTGGCAATACGCTTGCCAAAACGGTAACGGAGGCCTTGAAAGGCGGAGCCAACCTGTACGGAGCCAACCTGCGCGGAGCCGTCCTGCGCGGAGCCGACCTGTACGGAGCCGACCTGCGCGAAGCCGACCTGCGCGGAGCCGTCCTGTACGGAGCCGACCTGCGCGGAGCCAACCTGTACGGAGCCAACCTGCGCGAAGCCGACCTGCGCGGAGCCAACCTGCGCGGAGCCGTCCTGTACGGAGCCAACCTGCGCGAAGCCGACCTGCGCGGAGCCGACCTGTACGGAGCCAACCTGCGCGAAGCCAACCTGCGCGGAGCCGACCTGCGCGAAGCCATAGGTACATACATGGCTTGCCCCACCGATGGCAGTTTTATCGGCTGGAAGAAGGCTTCGGAATATATCGTGAAGCTGCAAATCCCGGAGGATGCCCGCCGCAGCTCTGCCGGAGGCGAAAAATGTCGCTGCGACAAAGCCTATGTGGTGGAGATTCAGAATGCTGATGGAACTAAAGCCGACATCGACACAATTCATTCGAACCATGATGCGAACTTCGTGTATACGGTCGGCGCTACCGTCGAGGTCTCCGACTTTGACGGTGACCGCTGGAACGAATGCGCTCCGGGTATCCACTTCTTCATCGACCGCCGGGCGGCTGTGGAGTATTAACACGAAAGCCATGAAAGTCATCGCCACCTATTACCGTTCCGAAGTGGCGAAACCAATCCATCAAAGGATTCGGGAACGCGGTAGTGCCGCAGGTGGCATTGCAGATATTCGAAACGATAAATAAGTACGAAAATTATGAAAGATCAGGTAACAAGCATTGAACAGTCACGCCGCCTGCTGGAGCTGGGCGTTCCGGCGGAGAAGGCGAGCATGATATATCAGAGTCATTACACTCAGGGCGTGCCTAAATTATATGCTCAGCCTTACCAACGGAACGGTTACCCGCCAAAAGAAAAAATACGAGAAGATGTTATCCCGGCCTTCACGGTCGCGGACCTGCTGGGGATGTTGCCGAAAAAGATAACGACCAATGGAGGCGCAGTCCATATTTTGCACATTGAGGCCTGTTCGTCCACCAGCCCTTGTTGGTGTTTGTATTGGGGAGATGAAGAGACGCAGGTTGGATGGCAGGATCGAATCTCTTTCTTGCATCTGCTGGAAGACGCTATTGAGTGGCTTGTGTCTAACGGTTACGAGTTGGAGTTATGAGACATGCAGTAGGAATGCCGTTGCGCCTCGTGAATGGCAAATTTATGCGCGGGGATATAGAGGTAAAACCTGAAATCGGCAATCCCGAACAAATCGCGCTTTTGCGGAAGATCGAGCGCGAACGTACACAACGGGAAAAGGATGCCAATGATGGCCGGTTGGATGTCCACATTCATGTGGAAGATATTAAGTATAAAGTCGTCTGTGAGTTCAGGTGCATTTGCGGAAATGATATTCAGGCGAGGGGCATTAATTATACTGACGTTTGGGAAGATTTGGAATGCCCGGTTTATGAGGATGGGCCAATCATCTGCGATAAATGCTACCGGGAGTATGAGATTGATGGGTTACATGCAAAGTTGATTAAACGATGAAAACACGCCTACTGAAACGACTGCGGCGGGAGGCTGACAAGAAGTTAGCTCCAATACGCATGATGCATCCGATTCATTTTTCGGAATTTGTTGAATGATGGAATTACCGGATGTATATGGCATACCGAGAGAACTTTATCCTCCGCCGCGTTGCGGAGCTAAAAGGAAAGAGAAAAATGAAGACCAACAGACTAATAAACGAATGTCATTGCTACAACTGCCGAAAATACGAAGAATGCCAAACCAAAGGCGTATTCGACGATGATCCGGGCTTCGACTTCTGCGTGAACTATGAGGATGTGAGCTATCCCGATGACGATAACGATGAAAACGATTGAGCCATGAAAAGCGAGAATGCAAAGGAATACATTACACATGCCACGTGTACGGCACAAGAGTATGCTGAAAGATTCGGAGGGCGCGAGTTGGTCGTGTCAAGATGGGATGTGCCTACCGCTATCGAACTCGCCGAGCAGGATGCCGAGGAGCGGATGCGTGAAAAAGCGATTGAGGCATTCAAGTCCTCCTGCGTATACAAGGATGGTTGTGGTGAGGATAGTTGGGTTTGCGATCCTATACTGTGCGAAGATTTGAGATTGTTCGTCCAAAAACTGAACGAGGAATGAGAAACTTTTTGATTGATGGCATTTGGCAGGGCCCGCCGGATGGATTCGACGTAAAGGAATGGCTCAATGAGATTGTCGCCTATTCGGGTCTTGACGAATACCTTCAACCTACTGGAGTTATTCGTCGGTTTCAGAAGATAGAGCGAGTGCGCCGCAATGGCCGAGGCCGGGGCAAGACCGTCGAAGCTATCGCCGCGGAGATAGACAGGTTGAACAACTTAAAACAAGAATAGAATGAAATTCACGACCCCGTGCTTTAATATCTACATCCAAGTCCGTGTCGAGGATGTGAAAAAGCGGAAAGAACTGATTGGGTGGCTTTTTAACATTGGATATGAGTTATGCGAGGATTTGATAGGCATAGATGGCGATACTCCGGTTGTGATAGCCGCATTCGGTAAGATTGATTTATGGGTGAGAACCCATTGCAAATCCGAAACATGTTTTGACTGTGGCGAAAATATCGAGTTGTTCAAGGCGCTGGCGGCTATGAACGACGAGAATGACAACGAACAGTATTTTGTGACTGAGTTAGCCGGAAGTTCGTATTGTGTGCACAAAAATCGAAATACAAACCTTGATTATTCTCTTGTTTGCCGCAAAGCCACGGTCGAGGAGATTATCGAACATTTCAAAAAGAGGGAGAAATGATACGAGCAAGATTCTATATCAAATTCAAAGATTGCGGTAACGATTATCGGCCAGTTAAATGGCCAATCAAGTATCCGTATTGGTGTACGGGCGAAAGCGTCGACTCTTTCGTTATTGTCGCCTATGCCGAAAATGTCGAGCAAATAAAGGATTTATGGCCGGAGGCTTATATGATCGAATGTGAAGAAGTGAATGAAATAACCTTCACTACAAGATTTCCAAAACCGAAGTGGTACAATTAATATCAATGTAAGCCATGAAAAAGATAATGTTTAACGACCGCTACGGTTTGACACAGGCGGTGATCGAGGGCCGAAAGACCATGACGCGACGGTTGATTCCTGATGAGTTCTTCGGACTTACGTGGGACACAAGGGGCGACACCTTGGTTTATGAAAACGAATACGGGGATTTTATTGATGTCAGGCACTCGAAGTATACCCGCTATAAGGTTGGCGAAGTCGTGGCCGTGGCACAGAGCTATTCGACGATTGCCGCCGGGCATCCGGATGTCTATACGTTTTTGCCCCAGGTGGCTAAAGCGCATAAAATATCCATCGAAAGCGTACATGACCTTGCAGGGTGGAATAACAAGATGTTCACCAAAGCGGAACTTATGCCCCACCAAATCCGCATCATCGGAATCAAGTGCGAACGGTTGCGGGACATTTCGGACGAGGATTGCATCAATGAGGGAATTTTTGTTAACGAGTATGTCGGCAAAGGCAAAAAATGCCATCATTACGGGTTCGATGGCTTTTTCAATGAGGCCGCAGGATGGTTTGCCCGAGGGTGGTATAACACTCAACGCGAAGCCTTCGCCATACTGATCGACAAGGTTTCTGGTCGCGGAACCTGGGAGCGCAATCCGTGGGTCGTGGTGTGCGAATTCGAACTTGTAAAATAGCAATGAGATGGCTTACTTTATAACAGAACCTTTAGCTGGCAGCGACGATGTAGTTGTGTCTGTTTATAAGAATACGGGAGAATATGTCGGGAATATCATTTACGACAGGTATAAATGGAGGATGTTGTCCGATGATGACAGAGATAACGTTATTCGAAGGTGTTTCGGCGATAAGAAGCGGAGTTTTTGAAATAGCGAGATTCTCGCAAAATCTCGAAAAAACTGTAAATATCTTTAAACACTTTAAAGAACTTGAAACATGGAAACGATTGAGGAAAGAGCACGAGAATACGCGAACCAATACCGACGAGATGTGCATGACTTGAAAGGAGAACGAGCCGATGCGGCCTTTGCGGCGTATTGTCAGGGGGCTGAAGATGAGCGTGAAGAGCTGGTCCGTTGGCATGACCCGAAAGAGGAGTTGCCGCCTATTGAAAAGGTTGTGTTAGTAAAACTCAACTTCGGAAGAGGTTATGCGTTAGCAGACCGGGGTGACGAGGGGTGGTGGTACGCCGATTCCGAAGAATGGGAAATATCGGATGAGCAAGTCATCGGCTGGCGCGAGATTCACGAATAGAGCTATGGATATTCTAACTCCACATGACGGCCTCACGAACGAGAAGATTTGCAAGGCGCAGATCGAAGCCGTCGAGAAGAAACAGAACGAATACAAACTGATCGGTCGTTTGACGAAGGTCCCCGGTCACACCCTTTACAAGTTCAATGCGACTACGCGGGAGGCTTCGAAAGCCGAAGTGCGAACCGAGATAACACGCCAATACGATCCTGATACGGATACGGTTATCCGCCATGTCAAATCGGACGTGAAGGTCGAAAAGGACTGCTACTACGAACAGGCGTTGAACATGAAGAACTTCATCAAGCGCCTGCGCCGCCGGGGGATCATCGGGGCGGACGAGGATGTGAAATTTGTAAAAGAATGAGAACATGCTTGACTTGAAATTGCACGTAACCCTACACGGATGCAGCAAAGCGGACATATACAGCCATAGAGGACAATCCGTCGCCGTGTTCAAGAACGTAAAGGTAGACCGTCGTAAGCGACGAAAAGGCTATGGAAATGAACTATTGACCACGCTGGAGAATATTGCTCGCGTGTTAGGCTATGATTCATGCGTTTTATGGACCGATAGGTCAGCATGGATGCACGATTGATATAAACGCCGGGGGTATGAAGATTATGCCGATTATGATGAACCGGCTTCTGTGTGGATGTGGAAATCGCTATGAGAAACTTAAAACTGAATAAACCATGAAGAATTTCGATTTGGAGGCTGCCAAGCGAGGTGCGGCGGTGTGCACGAGGAAGGGGATGAAGGCTCGCATTGTATGCTTCGACCGTGTAGATCTCGAATATCCTATTTTAGGGCTACGTAAAAATAAAGCAGGGGTAGAGCACATATTTTCATATACGCTTAATGGATTTGCGTTTCTTGAGGGCATAGGAGGAGGTGAGGACCTGATGATGCGAGACGACGACTATATGGAGAAGCTGGAGCGGGGAGAGTATGGCCATATTGCTGACGCTCCCAAAATGATCGGGCCAGCTATTAAGCAAAACTTAAATACTGACCGCGAGTACTGGCGGCGGGTGTATGCCGGGCAGGCGATGCAAGGCGAAATATCCGGATGTTTGGCAGCCGGCAATGGTTTCGATGGCGACAAGGCTATTCCGGGAATCATTGCGAAAAACTCCGTCATGATTGCCGACGCTCTGATTGAAGAACTGGAGAAAGATGAAAAAGTACTGTAAGTGCGGCGAGTGTGCTTTTCTGAAGAATGAAGGCATAGACGGCTACGGGCAATGTATCATTACCCGGAATATACAGCATTGCGGGGAAATGTGCAGTTTTCAGGACGACAAGCCGGACGAGGTTCAGGCTGTCCGCATCCTGCATCATTTTCAGAAATGGCGGCGGGGCGGCCGGGGAAAACAGCCGAACCCCACGGTTATCGGAGATGCCATAGACCGGGCGATACGGACGTTGAGGCGGGAAACCAAGGATGTACCGAAATTTTGAATGGCAAAAGATATGAATTGCCGGAAAATGAAGATCTGATTTTGCGGAAATAAAAAAGAGGCAATCCCGAAAGATCACCCCTAACGCCGACAACGTAAAGGTAATGATTAATTCGGGAAAACAATGGGTGGGCAGAAAGAAAAACGCAGGGGCGGCCAGCGGGACGATTCCGAGGTCCATATAAGCTATTCGAGGGAGCGGTTGATGCAGCTTATTGTGGACACGGATCAGAAACTCGGGGTCAAATACGATCACGACTTCAAATATCACTTCAAGAAACATAGGTCATTGCCGCATTTATGGCGAACCTTCAAAAAGATTTTACGGGAACACATTGACGGATGGCAGCAAGAGCTGCCTTTATTCTAATATAGGTATGGGAGCAATTACAAAGAATGAAATTCGCAAGTGGGTATTCGAGGCTACGGAGGATTGTTTCAAACGCTTGATAGCCGCCCAAACTTATCACACGAACGAGCGCTTGACAAAGGACCAGGCTCTCGCATTTCTTGATGGGCGTGGATATAAAACGACGATAAGCAAACTTTACAAATTGTCCGCCGCTGGAGAAATACCGTCTACCAAGATCAACGGCAAACTATCTTTTTTGAAGTCTGATTTGCAGGAATGGGTGGACCAGCAGATCGAGCATGATGTGTCGCGGGCGAATGCGGGAAAATTGTTAGCGGAAAGTGCGATGCGGAAAGAAAGTCGAGGGAACAGTTTGTAGAATCATTATCTCGTCGCCAGTCTTGGCTAGCGGCGGGATTTTTTTGTGTCTATTTTTACAGATAGGCGCAAATTGTGTGAGCAACGGCAAAAAATTAGGAGTTGCAAATTATTGCAACCCCTTGATTTTTAATTGTGGAGAATACGAGATTCGAACTCGTGACCTCTTGCATGCCATGCATATTTTATTGGTTTTCATGGCTTTTCATAGCTTTTCATATCGTTTACAACAACACTTGTCGAGCAATTTTATTTTTCATATCTTTGCATATCTTTGCACGCAATAAATAAGATGTGTGCAAATAATGTGCAATGAACAACCACTACTATTCAAAGGATGGCGTAACGGTGGCCACTATTCTCGACACCCGCCGGGCGTTGGCAAATGGCCAGTATCCCGTGCGTATCCGGGTATCGTATCGTCGTGTGCGCTCTTATTACCCAACCGGTAAGAGTATGATGCCCGATGATTGGCAGCGGCTCAATGCGACGCGCCTTCATTCGCTTGTATCCGTTCGCAAAGATATAGAAAATAGTTTTGAATTGGTTCGACAAGCTGTCGAGGATTTAACGTCAAAAGGTTGTTTCACGCTTGAATTGTTAGGTGCTCGTTTGAAAGGAGCCGGCGCTACTTCGGTAAATGCATCCATCCAAATCAAAGAGCATGAATTGCGGGGAACATCCCACATAGGGACGGCGGATATTCTGCGTGCATTGCTGCTGTCGATGAATGCTTTTTCAAAGCGGGAGGTTCAATATATCGACGTATCTATTTCATGGCTGCGTCGATTCGAAGAGTTTATGCGTGCTTCGGGTAAGGGGCAGACAACTATTGCGATATATATGCGCGCTCTGCGATCGATATTCAACCAGGCACGGGCTATTGGTATTGTAAAGGAAGCACAATATCCATTCGGTCGGGGGCGCTACGAGATACAGGAAGGAGAGGGGCGTAAACTGGCCCTTACATTGGAGCAGATAGGCTTGATAGCCCGTTATGATGATGGATACGAAGCAACGGCAAAATACCGCGATTATTGGCTGTTTATGTATTTGTGCAATGGAATCAATGTCGCCGACTTCGTAAGGTTGCGATATAGTGATATTGAGGACGGGGAAATAAGTTATGTACGGAAAAAGACGGAGCACCGCACAAAGTCCCGGAAAGCCGTGCGGGCGATAATTGTACCTCAAATGCAGGATATTATATCACGATGGGGCAACAAAGAAAGTCCTGATAGTTTTATATTTCCTATTCTTACGGGCAAAGAATCTATTGAGGAGCAGCGGCAAAAGGCAAAAGACCTAACAAGCTGCATAAATCGTAAATTTAGGTCTATTTCCAAAGCATTAGGGTTGCCTCCGGTTTCAACATATACGGCCCGCCATTCATTCGCCACCGTATTGAAGCGTTCCGGGGCAAGTATAGCCTATATTTCCGAAAGCCTCGGACATACGGACTTGAAGACGACAGAAAATTATCTCGCTTCTTTTGAACGAGAAGAACGAGAGAAAAATGCCGCATTGCTGACGCGGTTTTGATTCATATAGCCTCCATGATCTTTGCGATCACAAGGGCGAACAGCGGCGCAGAACACTCGCTTACTTCGAGCTGAGACAGCCAGTATGTCATTTCTTCATTCATAACAAAGTAGCGTCCCCGCAATTAATGCGAGGACGTTTTTCTACGTCAGTTCATCTTCGAAATACTCTCGGATAAAGTGCTTCCGGTCCTTGTCGCAGAGTTTCTCCACGGCTTTCCGGTAGCAAGATAGCGCCATTTTTTCGGACGGAATATCAGCCGGCGAAGCGTGTCCCATATCCTCGGCGATACTCTTGGCGTGATCGCTGTATATCATTACAGCCGTAACCCATAGGGCATTGTCGTTGTAATACGGCTCCTTTTCGACCTCCCCGTCCAGCTTTTCCACGGTTTGCAGGAATGCCTCCTTGCTCCATTTTGCTCCGGTGCTTCCGTCTTGGTTTACGAGCTTCGCGGCGATCATCTTTGCCTCGGCGTCTGACAGGTAATTATACCAGCATATCGCCTCCATTTTCCCAAGCCACATTTCGGCGATGGTCGGCGACGTTTCCGCGATTTTCCCGAATGCCCACATCTGGGCTCCCGCGAACACCTTTTCTGCGTGCTCATCGTCCATGCTGGCCATCTTGTCATGTAGTCGCTCGTATCGTTCTTTCATTTCACTTGATGTCATATCTAACAGTTTTTGCACGCCCTCACCCGCGGCAGCGGTTTATATACTCCCACGATATTTGGCGTATGGATTATTACTGCCGGTTCGACCTTTTCTTTTGAGGACGTTGATCCGGGTTTCTTGTTGTTCTTTGCCATAATATTTCGTATAATTTCTCCGCACCATAATATGCGAATCCGACCCAATTAGCAATGTATGCCATAAATAGGGATAGCCCTACCGCACATAGTATGTTGCATCCGTTAACGAGCAGCACAAAGAGCGTAGCCCAGAACGAGAGGCATTTCGGGCATGCCATAACCTGGCTGCCGATCTGCGCGATCTTCTCGGCCAGCCCGAGGTGCTGCGCAATGGTGGCGCATACCATAGTGAGCAGGGCTATCCACAGCATACCGCTACGCTGTTGGGGTTGCGGCCGTTGCCACCGTTACGGTGATCGGCGTCTCCGATACGAATGTCCGGCTGCACGGCTGGCAGGCTGATGCCGCCACGGCGTTCATCGCGGCTCCCTGCTCGATGGTTACGGTGGGTGTCGATGCCGACTGAATGGGAATCGTGAAATCCTGCGAGAGAGGTTGCTGCTTGGTGCATCCGCATCCGCCGTTACACGGAACATAGGAGATGATGCCCTCGACATGGACGGTAGCCACATAACGTCCGGTCCCAACTTGTGACAGCGATTTCAACGAGAACTGCGGATTGAATACCGGAGTGTTGTCTGCGCACGTCGGATAGCAAAGCCGCTGGGTGATGTTCACCTCATAAAAGTACGGCGAAGCCACCGATCCGGCTGCCAGAACGGGTGTAATAACAGCCGCTTGAATTTTGTTACAGCTCATAAAATGGGTAATTATTTAGTTTTGCCTCCTACTGTCTCTATTTTTTCATCCGCGCCGGAGGCATTAGGCTCGGAGGTAGGGTATAGTGCATCGTATATCGCGTTTATTTTCGCCTCGAAGGCGTCTACGCGGTCGTGCAGCGTCACGATATTGTCGTTGGTTACCTGCACGCCAAACAGAATCTGTTCGAAAAGGTTCCGCGGTTGACGCGGTTCCTGGGGATTGGTGTTCTCGCTCATCGTTTCAGAAAGTTTTGCACGAAAAAGTTGTTCTTGTATTTTATCAGCAGGTCTTTCAGTTTGGATGCCGTCACGAGCCCTCCTCGCTGGTAGTTCTCGTTCACGAAATCATAGGCTGCCTGCTGCACCTCCCGGGCTTCCTGCTCGGATTCAGCATATATGTATATTTCGATCTTATAGGGTTGCATGGCTTATAGTTTCGGTAGTGGTGGAACATCGGCTACGGGAGCAGCGGCACTCACGGCGCTTATAGGCTCTCCGCTTCTGATAGTTCTGAATAGATTGTAGGCGCCGACCAATTTGTCTTGATTGGCATCGGCCCATCCGAACAGCTCCCCGATGGTTGTTTTTGCCTGCTGGAGCATCGATGGCGGTACCGGGTCGAAATCGGGGACCTTCTCCATGTCTTTCATGTAGAAATCATACATCCGCTCCATCGTGGCCACATCACCTTGATACATCTGCATAAGCGATCTTTTCAGGGCGTCTTTGGATGTTGTGCGGATCGTGTCCATATTGTGATACTCTTTTTTAGCGAATAGCATATCGTAGCGGTTTTAAGGGTTAAGGGTGGGACGGATTCCCGCCCCACCCCGGAAGGGCTAACCCTGGCACGTGTCGCAACCACAAGGCTGCGGGGCGGAATACCTCGCCACGCGAAGGAAATTGCATCCCCCAATGGCGGAGTTGAGCCCCGAATTGCCATTGATCGCCTGAGCCAGCGCGATTGCTTCGGCGTTCGACAGCGCGTTAGCGCCTGCCCCGGCGCCTGCACCTGCCCGTACATCAACGTACTGGCTGATCGTAGGTGCATGGTTGTTCTGCCAGCCCTCACGCGAAACGCGTTCTTGGAGCTGCGTCTGAGCGAGGATGTCGATGGCCTTGCTTGCGCCCTCACTGCGAGCTTTGGATGCCTGGTTAATGCCCCAGATTCCGGCTGCAGCCAGAAGGAGTGCGCCGCCGCCCAGACCGGCAGCCAGACCGATACCCGTGGCGGCCATGCCGTCGCGGTGCTTGTAACAATGGCGATTGCTCTCCCACATAGCCAGATCGCCCGACGTTAAATAATCTGCTTCCATGTATATACATGATTTCGTCCGCCTCTTACCTCTTCGGCGATTGAGGTAGCATTGTATTATAGCTACAATGCAAAGGTGGTCCGGCTCGGCAGGGTGGTCAACGGGATGATTCGAAGGCTATGCGCACTTTGTTCGCAATGCGTTCAAAGGTCACTTTGAAGATGTGTCCGCTTTGAGAGAGGCGGTCCTCGAACTGAGAAAGCATTTTTTCGATGCCCCGGCGGGAGAAATTCATCATGCGGGCGATTTCGCTGATGTACATGCCTTCGCGTCTTAACAGATGGACGAGTATATAACGGGCATCGACCGTTTCGGCGGTGCGACAACACGAAAGGATTTGCTCAGGTGTCAATTCCGTTTCATTTGCAACGGTTTTAAGTATTTGTGCAAAAAGCTCTGTTTTACGCATCTCCATCTCAAATATTTGTTTTAACTTTGATTATCCACTAATGAAAAGCCATACGCACCGGATCAAGGAATAGTCCTCAATGCTCGGTGCGTATGGCACACATTAGTGGAATAATGAAGAGGGGCGTTGGGGACTTTTTATGTCCATCCCCAAGAGACATTAATTTATCGCCATTGTGCGAACCGCTGCCTTATTTGCGCATATCCGGGGATATGCTGGCAGTTGTACGCCTCCCTTTCGAAGGAGATATTACGGTAGGCGTTGCCTTTCATGAACAGCCGCACGATCCATTCGACAAGGTAGCAGAGGTAGAATCTCACATACAGCAGTTCTTTCATTTGCTCGGTATGGATTGCTTCGTGGTTTACGGTTGTTTCCGACGGCGGGCGATACTTTTTTGCGGGCGAATATTACCCCGAATAGGTTTATGGCGGCAAATCCCGGGAATGGAATAATGTTGTTGTAGATGATTTTCATCGCTTTCCTTTATTAAATTCTATGTACTCGGTATAGATAATGTTGGTATGCGGATTCGACGATACAACCTCTTGCCGGATTGCCTTCGTGCCCCATCGGATGAACAGGAACCGGCGCGGGACCCGGTGGACAATCTGCTGGAGTGTGTCGATGCTTACAACCTGGCAACTCACCGAATCAGCCCGGATTATGCCGTCCACGCTCACATGGCGATCCGACCATCTGAAAACCTTCGCTTCGGGGACGCTCGGCAGTCCGGGGAATTTCCGGTTAAGGGCCGTCTTTACCGAATCGGCAGCCCTCCGCACCCCTGCGCCGTATTTCTCCCATGCTGACGACGACTGCGGGTCTGCGGGTTCCAGGGGCGCCGTGATCTGCACCTCGGTCCGCGTGGCCGTCGTGGCCGCCGCCTCCAGCCGCCGGACCTTGATCCGCAGCTCCCGGATCTGCGCGGCCAGTTGCGCATTGTACCGCTCCAGTTCTCCGGTTCGGAGTTCAAGTATCTGCCGGGATGCGGCATGTTTGCCGCTGGCCGTCCGGTAGAACTCCACGCTGTCGGTCAATACCTCGTTGTTGGACTGGACGCGCTTGCGCTCGGACCGTTCACCTCGCAACCGCACCGTTTGCAGCCACAACAACCCGCTAACTATCAGCAGGGCGATGAAGAGATATTTTTTCATGCCGTTTGTAAACCTAATTTCGGTTGGTGTTTCGAAATTCGACCCATCGCTCTGACATAATACTCCTTGTCGATCTCGTATCCGATGAAATCCCTCCCCGTATCCATGCAGGCAATGGCCGTCGAGGCCGAACCTGCAAACGGATCGAGTATTATATCGCCCTCTTTGGTTACGAGCGCAAGCAGGCGTTCCAACAGCCGCACAGGCTTCTGCGTAGGATGAATCGTTGCATAGTGATCGCGGGGCTGTTTGATGATGGATTTCTCGCTTTGACCGAACTCGACAGATTGCATCACATTACATGATCGATCGCCTACTCTCATATCACCGTGAAAATTATGTTTATTGGATGTACTACATTTATATAAATCGGATCGGATAATACTTTTTTCCGTGTATCCGTCGCTCATTGCCCGCATGACAGCGGCATTTCGATCTTCGCTGCCAAAGCCTGTTTGCGCGGTTACGTGACATCTGCGGCGTTTATCTGGCTCGTATTTTAGTTTATTTTGTGTCAAAAAATCCTCTACGGCCTTTAATGACTTTGGATTATGAAAAATAGTGCATAATCGCTTGATGTCAGCGATAATAGAGTCAATATTATGCGCTTTCGCCTCCAGATAAGGTACCTTACAGCGATTTATCGTGCCCTTCCCCTTCGTATATATCGAGACGGTTTCGTGCACACGAGATATCGCCATCAATGGGGATGAGATATAAGATTTATCCCAGATAATTTCCTCTTTGAAATTGAATCCAAGGTCTGCCAAAATCGTATTCCAGCGATAGAAGGAGGTTCCGCGTCCGAACATTACGATGAATCCATCTTTTTTCAAAATCCGCTTTACCTCTGCAAAAAACGCCTGCTCATCGAAAGAACGGTCGAGTTTCTGATTCTTGAGGTACAAGTACGGCGGGTCGGTCAGCACGCAGTCCACACTTGCATCGGGGATACGCTTCATTCCAATCAGGCAATCTTCGTTGTATAAGTTGATTCTCATAATAATACGTTTTATCCTTTGATAAATAGTTCCCATCCGGCCTGTACGTCGAGCATCTTGGCATCAACGCCGTTCTCCACAAACGACATCGCCGCCACAATGGGCACCATCACATCCCGGTTTGTCGTGGTGATTCGACTGTCGGCTGGTACGCCCGATCTCTCCGCCACGGTACGGACATAGGTGTCCGTGTGGTTTTCATTCGACGGCGCCCAGCGGCCGATCATCTTGCGTATCGTGTCCAGACCGTAATTGCGCTGGTAATTGTTCAGCAGTTTGAAGGCGGCACGGTAGCCGTAAGCTATCGTTCTGAACTGTGCGAAACGGCTGTCGCCGGACGGCACTATCTCGCCCTGCCAGGGGTTGCCGCCTTTGGTCTTTTCGATATTGAGCGGATTATTGTTTCTGAGTCCTCGTGGTGTTGTCATATCTCAATCTATTTTATTTAAGTCATTAGGTTTACGATTCACAGGCTTCGTTTTTCCCGAATGGCGGTTGCCGCTTGTCGCATCCGACGACTTTGCATTTGAATATTGACAGCGCGGTATTGGCAGACGATAGCTTGTCATTACGTTTACGCAGCTCGGAATTCTCCTTGTAAAGTTCATCGATCTTGCGATCTTTGTTATCCAAAGAGGCCTTCAATTCGTCACACCGGAGTTTCCTGTCATTAGCTACTCCCTGCCATTCCTCGATAATGGATTTCTCGTTGTCGATCTGCTTGGCTCGTCGATTCTCTTTGTAGTAAAGAAGCGATAATGCTCCGCCGCCAGTTAGTAGCGCTCCGCCCAATGAAATGATGATCGTAGTCCAATCCATGAATACTATGGTAAAAGTGTGGAATATTAAGAGTTCTTGCAGATTGCATTACTTGTCCGGATACCTCTCCCTGATCTCAGCCTTCTTGGCCAGGTACAGCGCTTTCTGCTCGTCGGCTTCGAGTATCTTGCCCTCGGCCAGATAGCCCTCGTAGGCCATCAGGTATTGGTCCGCCTCGGCGCGGTAGGCGGCCTCTCGGAGTTGTTCGGGATTCGCCATCAGCTCCGGTTCGGGCGCGTACTCCTCCCAGCCGACCCGAATGCGGTCATCTTCCTCTGTGTAGACCTCCCGGTAATGCTTCGGCGGATCGGATGGTTCAGGTTGCTCGTCGAAGATCACCTCTTTGTATCCAAGCGGGATCAGTTTGTCCGGACGCGGGTTGCAGACCAGCCCGTCGGCGGTCCTGATTGTTGTAGGGGCGTACTTCAGACGCCCGTCGATCAGTTTTGCGTAGTTGTTCATGTTTTCGGTTTATTTGATGATTATCTGCGGCGTACCGTTCGCGGCCAAATCATACCCACCGTCGCTTTGCAAAAGCGGCGGAAGATATTCATCATTCAGCGGGAACTGCTTGGCGCTGTCGAGCCAGGACAAGGCTACATCGGGAATCAGCTCGACACTATCTATGGTAATCGTCAACCGTCGATCAGAACTCACAGTCCCGCCATAGTAATAGATACGGTTGATATTGTCCCGGTTGTTGATGACCTTGAGCGTAAAACTCCCATTTTGCGCAGGGATCATCGCCTGCCTATTCCCTACATATACAAAAGGTTCTCCGCTTTGATAATCTGACACAGAACCTTTAATCATCACGACCGCTCCCGTTTGAATAAATCTGCCCAATAAAAGCTCCCGATAGTAAACAGGATCGGTTTCTCCGGTCCATGTATAGGTAGTTATACCCGTAATCTCAAACGGTTTCTCATGCCATTGTCCCACAAGGTTCTGCGGCAGGTACTCGGCGATGAGCCCTATGGAGGTGACGCTAACATCTTTGATATAGAATTTACCATTTCCGGAAGTGTTGAAAATAGGGTAGAATCCGATAGAGGTCATAGGCACTCCTCTCGTATTCTTAAAAACCGCATAATATTCAGTGAACGATGTTGATGCAATGACATCATGCTTGTAATACGGCAGCCCGGATCCCACTCCGACGAAAGAAGCGATACGGGTGTTGTCATCGTCTGCTTTAGCTTTGAATTTCAGCAAAAAATAGCATTCATTTTCTACATTCACAGAAAGCCGCCGCCATATTCCATTACTATATCCCTGCCCAGTCTCTGTTGGATATGTCACAGCTAAAGCGCCGTCTACAATAGTTGGAGGAATAGATTGCACATTATATGACGACCAACCATCGGTCGTCATAGGAGCCATTAGACGTATATACGGGGTAGCCTGTAACCTGCGCGACTTGGGTACGATATACCCAGCGGGATCACCGTCGTTGTAGAGGGCCGCTACTTCTTCCGCGGAAAGGGCGTAGTTGAAATGACGGCAAAAATGGACCGGGCTTTTAGTAATATGCAACGGACCTCCAATGCGGAATAACGCGCTCGGCGTGTATGCTGTTGGTTGCATAGCACCTACCTCGATGCCATTGATATAACACATCGCAGTTGCTCCATCATAGGATATGACGGCATGTATATCGTCACCTATTGTCACCCGACTCACTTGTAGCGACTTATCTCCGCAGTGGAACATTATCGCATCCATTGGCGTGACGGCGATAGCTAGCATCGAGGTTGAGAATTGTGCCGGTCGTTGAGTGCCATCAGATTGGCGGAGATTAAAGAAGCACTCCATACTCCGCGGACCGTCGAACAATAGCCCGGCATCCGTCGATTCAAGATACCCTTTCGTGCAATTCACCCCCACCTGCTGCTCGCGTTCGCTGCGCAGCGCGGCGATCTTCAACAAACTTCGTCTGCGGTCCATGGCTATTCGATGATTGCGCGGAGTTCCTCGATATTGATCTCGTAGGCTCGATTCGGCGCCGGGGTCTTGTAGCCGATGATGTCCACGAGGTCATCCGACCAGGTGAGTTCCGTGGCAACGTTTCCCGATGTGAAGAAGATCGCCGAAGTCCGGGCCGATTTTTCCACGGTCCCGATCTTGAGCGAGGTCAGCTCCCCGCAGATGTATTTGTGGTTGCCTTCGACGTTGATCGTGACATCCGCACCCTCGACATTGACCACAACGGGGGCGGCCGCTGCGGCGGCTTCAAGAGCTTTGGCGGCAGCGTCGAGGGCGGCGGTTGCGGCTTCCGTCGAAGCGGCCCCGGAGGCCAAAACCTGCCACCAAGCCCCATCCGTCACCGGGTGTCCGAGGTTATTGTCTTGGAGTGAAACGTAGGACGAATCACCGGTTGTTACGAAGTCCAAGCGCTCGTATGTAATGCTCGCCGAATACGCCTTTTTGGGCGTAAGGCCCACTTTCCCTAAATTTGTCTTTGCCATATCTGTCAGTCGTTAATTTCGTAATACAAATGCCCATCATCCTTGAGTTCGAACTCGGAACCGTGGCCGTAGCCGGGCTGGTAATTCACGCCCAGGAGCATTGTCGCCGGATCAATGTCGAACGTGGCGAAGATCGGACCGCCATCCGAGCGGACGGACGAGGTGATATAGTCTTTTGTCGCTTCATCCCAGAAGGCCCAGTAATTCGTATCGTCGACCGTTACGATCTTCGGAGGGTGGTCGGCCAGAGATTTCGCACGCGCGGCCTGGAGGTCGGCGTTTGAGGCTGAAGTGTCGGCTTTAACGACGACCTCCGCCACGACAGCGGTCACAAGCTCTCCGTCAGAATAGATATTGCCTTCCTCGTCGGCCGATATTTGGGGAGTTTCGCCTTTGATCCCCGAAAATTTAAGAGCTATAGTTCGTTTTTCGGGGGTGCCTCCAAGTTGAACTTCTACGTTTGGTGCGCCGGTTGTATTATTAACTGAAGCGGTTATGTTTTCTATTTGTCCGGCGTCTCCTGGCTCGCCTTTGAGTGTGGCAATGATCGTATTGATCTGCTCAATGGGCAGTTCTTCCGATGTTCCACTCCACAACTCAATGCTGGTGCATCCTGGCGTTGTAACGTTCATTTCACCGTCAGGAAATAAGGCATCAGGCACATCACGTTTCATCTGGTAGCATAGGGTTCCAGGCGCAAGATGGTGCCTATCCACAAGCACCAGAATGGAATTATCTTCAAGTGGCACGCACCGCCTGTAAACTGACCCGTCAAACGAGGCCACATAAGTATTATACGCCGGGGTGTCCGGTGTCTTTAGCTCGATGCGCCAAGGATAATCCGGGAGTCGGCCGTCTGGAAATGAAAACACCACTCGGAAATCACTGGCATAATTGACGTGGCGAATATTGTCGTCAGCCATATTATTCCTCTTTGCGATTGAAAGATACTATATCGTACTCGTCGTAATCCTTTGCAAGGACTTCAAAATCGTCACGGTGCTTCAGGTCTTGCGAGATATACCATTCAGCGGCCGGAGCTGTGATATTGTCGGCGGTATATACTTTGCCTTTGTATCTGAAAGCGACACCCCTCTTAAGAATGTATCCGCCGTTTTCCTGCTTGTTCATAGTCCGTAAAATTAGTATTGCCGCATCGTGATGACAGTTCGGGCACCGGGCGTTGAATGATGCGGTGAAATCCTTGCCCGTGATATCTTCCCAATCCGCTCTGATAACAGCCTTGTCGGCATCGGATAGAGAGGGGGCCGAAACCCTCTCTCTATACCATTCCTGCGTCTGCATGATTAGGCCGCTGCCGAACACAGCGATTCGAGCGCCGCCTTCGTCGTTGCGTAGTCCGTCTTGTAGAAGAACAGATTAGGAGTAGGGGCCCCGGTTTCGGTGATATTGCCGGTCCATCCGCCGACATCTCCGCTCTTGTCCATATTCAGATCTACACCAGTCGCGCCCTGCTCCCAGCCGATGACGCCGAACGCCTGTTTGCCCGCGTCGCCTTTCTCCATGTTCTCGTAGATGCAGACATATTTGTCCTGCTTCAATCCGAGAACTGCGGCGGCATTCTCCGGGCTGTCAGCCAAAAGGGTAACGGGGAGAACCTTGTCCCATGCGGCGTCGATGCTCGGGTTTTGGTCTGTGATGGTGATCGCCGGGGTTTCATTCGATGGGTTACGGACCTTGTAACCCCGCTTGCCGGTCAGGGCCACCAAGTTGGTAATCACGAAGCCTTCGCGCGTGGATTTGTCCCAGTCGATAGCATCCCGGGAGATGAAATAGAAAAACTTTTCCACGCCTTTTGCGTGGGGCTCGTTGCAATCATTGAGAATGTCTCGCCCGAGCGTAGTGGTACATGCCTGTACTGCCATTAGTTTGATGTGTTAAGTTAGACAAAGCACTCGCGCTTATGGCAGATTCGGCCACTACAGGGTGGTGATATGTAGGTGTTATTTCGTACATGATTCCGCGGCTTATATCTTCATAAGCGTTCGTGACAAAGGTGTAAACCTTCGGCACGTCGTGCAATAATTATTTGTATTTTTTTCGCCCCAATTTTCCGAGGCTGTTTTGAACCTTGACCCGCTTCTGCCCTTTGTTGATGTCAACCACCGAAACAATGGGCGCCGGCATATTCATCAGGGCCCGTTCCATCATGCGCTCCATCCCCTTCATTCCGTCGTTGCGCTGGGGAAGATTCGATACTTGGATGGCGTTTCCGCCGCTTGCCACGTTCATGGCCGAGAGCATTGCGCCCCAGTCGTTGACAGCCTGGGCGGTCATCACAGCTTCGCCGTTGGATAACATTGCGGGGATGCTGTCCGAAGTTCCAGTACCCGGGCCCGTGACAAGGCCGCCTTCCGAGAAGAACGAAGGGATGGCTTGTGCGAGCGTTGTCGCCGATGCGACCGCCGCCTGCGCTGTTATAATTCCTTTCTGTGTTGCAAACCATATAGGTCCCGCAATAGGTCCGAGTTGGAATGATGCAACCATCGCTTCCATTGTTGCTTTTTGAGCGTCGATGATGATTTGCGTCACGGCCAATGCCTGCTCTGCAATGGCGAATGCCTCAAGATCATCGCCCAACGCCCCGAATAAACCTCTTAGACTCCCAACTAACGAGGAGGCGGCCGCCAGTTCGTCCAGTTGCACTTTTATTGCCTGATTTTGCGAGGCGATAGACAGGTCGGTCGTTTTCTTAATTGCATCTTGCACATTGTTTTCTGCATCCAGTCGGGCCATCTCATAGGCTTGAATAGAACCGTATTGCGCACTCCATTGCTCCTCATCCATTTGTGAAATAGCGTCATATTTACTTTGAGCAATACGCAATTCTTCATTTGCAACGGCCTGCTGCGCTTTAATCCGTGCATCCTTGTCGTCCCCGATCAATCCTGCATAGTTCCTGTTTTTTACTTGCGCAAGAGATAGTTTGTCCATCTCTTCCTGGACTTTGATCCGCATCTTGATCCTGTTCTCCGCATTGCGGGCTTCTTCCTCGAACTCCTTATCGCTCCAACGCTGGCGTATTTCGGATTCCTCCTTATACCTGCGTTCCTCCATATTCAGGATCAGCTGGTTTATAGCCTCCCGGGATTCCGCAGTCAGCGTTTTGTCGTATTTGAGTTTGTTTTCCAGCTCTTGGCGTTCCCACGAAAAGCGAAGCCGGGAAAGTTCCAGGTCTTTTTCAAGGCTCGCTTGTCTAAGTTCAAGAATGGATTTTGATAATTGCTTCTCTAAATCGAGCTGTGTCCTGGCGGCTTGTCGTGCTATTTTATTAGCAGCCTCTTGCGCCTTCTCATTCGTTCGTCCAAGTTCTTTTAAGCGTTTGATCTCATTCTCAACAGCTTCGGCCCTTTTATTCCGTGAAATGATTTCGTCCTCCGTGGTTGCGATCTCCTTGTTTATATCGGCAAGTTCTTGTTCCTTTCGCTTGATTAAATCCTTGATGGCCTCCCCTTGCCCATTGATGTCATCTGTACTGATCTTGTACATATCCATCAATGTTTTCATCGCTATTTTGTTTGCAGAAAGGGCTTCGTTATACCGATCCGTAGCATCTCGCACTTTATTCAGCGTGCTTTCCAGTTCATTGGAAACCTCTACATATTCACTCACGACCGGACGGTTCCCGGCCATAGTCGTCCGAGTTTTTGTAGTGTTCTCATTGAACATCCGGTATATTTCCTGCGCACGCTCTTTCAATTCCGGAATTTCACTATTTAACCCGGCACGAAACTCGGTAAAATAAGCGATCCCGGCCTCCCGGCCGAATTTTTTAATAAACTTATCCTGCACGCCTTCGAAGGCTTTGTCCATCGTTTTACCGTATTCTTCGGCGGCATTGGCATTGGATTCCTCCAAACCCTTAGCAATAGCGGCCGCCGTAATACTGCCTGCAAGGGCATCATAAGCCGCCTTTTGGTCCTCCAAATTCCGTATCTCCTCCTTTTGGTTGGAAAGATAGTCCCCGTATTTATCCTCTATGACTTTGCGGGCGGCGGCATATTCGGCTGTACCCTTTTTTGCCTCACGGAGGGCGTCAAACTCCCGCTTCAACTCTGATCGGCTGTTTTCAATGGCCCGGTTGAGGTCTTGCGTATATTGAGCAACATCCGACAACGCATTACCTGCGCTAAACAATCCCTTTACCCACGTTCCAATCTCTTTACCGTAGGCTGTCAGCAGAGTAATGCCCACAACCAAAGCCGTCTGCCAGGAAAAGATGGACGAAATAACCTGCCGGAACACCGGGATAGTCGCTTTCCCCTCGGCTCGCAACGCTTCGTTGGCCATCCTTGCCCGGGTCAGTTCATCGGCAAGCATCGGCAGGTTATTGGAAATCGCCAGAAAAAACTGCTGGGCGGATATCGTGAGCGACGGAAATTCCCGGGCGAGTTGCTGTACTTGGAATGCAAGCGGAGTAAAACCTTTTGCCGCACTCGCATAGTTACCGACATTATCTCGAAAGTTTAGCAACGATGCGTTAGCCTCATTTAATTCGGTTTGCATCTCCCGGATTTTTGCGCTTAATTCTCCTCCGATTTTCGCATTGTTCCGTTCCTCTCGGCCCAATTTATTGTATTGAGCTGTTAATTTCTGAATACCGGCTCGTAAATTTTCGACGCTGCCATTCAGTTTAACCTCTTCGCGGATATTGGCTTGAATCTCTCGGGTATAGGCCGACATCTCGGTACGCAACGCTTTGATAATCTGCGCTTGCTTGGCAACACCCTCGGAATCTCCTGCTTCCTTGAACTTTTGCAGTTTGGCTTTTGCTGTGTCAATAGCTGTCGAGGCGGCCTCCCACCCTTTAATTAAATCTGAGTATCTGAACTGGATATTAATAATCTTGTCGATAGTGTCCTGTGCCATATTTCTTCATATGGGTTAAATGGTTAATAAATTAAGCCGACTTTGCTTTCTGGGATACTGCCACCTGCCGGCGCACGGCGTCGTTCTCCT